ACGTCAACACGAACATCGGCTTCCGCTCCGCTTACATTCCGGGGATCTGAGATCTGCCAATCTGATAATCTGACAAGGGCATCCCACCAAAGGACGCCCTTCCATATTTGAGGTGAACAAATGGCCGATTTTATACTACAACAGCGAATAAACCGCATGATCTTGAAATCGACGCCTCGCATCATGAATATGAAAAAGCCCGAAAAGTTCGTCCTCGGTGCTGCGATCAGGGAAAGCGAATACAAGATCCTGCGGCTCACTATACTCGGGAACAAGACAAGAGACAGCAAAAGACCGTACCAGATGGAGATCGACGCAGAGCTCGAAGTTCTACGGGCCTATATTGATATAGCAGTCGCCCCAGAGGCACGGCTTATTTCCACGGGTGTGCACGAGGAATGGTCGAAGGAGATCAACGAGATCGGCCGTCTCCTCGGCAAGTGGATAAAATCCACTAAATAGCACACCTGCGGGGGATGCGCCGAATAAAATCGAGCGGCTCGCGTATCGTGGCGGCAACTGGAACAACACGTCGAACGCTGGTGTGTTCTACATGAACGGCAACAACCCTCGGTCGAACGTCAACACGAACATCGGCTTCCGCTCCGCTCTGGCCTGAATGTTAGAAGCCTATCGCTCAAGGGCGAAGGACAACGCCAAGGTCAAAGGGGCGCATCTCCCTACCTCTTGAGAATACAAGGGGCAAAAGATTAAATTGCCATGAAGGCAGGCGCGCCGGGAGACCGGACTCGGAAGCTACCAACCCAAAAGCAGCCTCCGGGCATTGTCACGCATGGCGTCATATTGTGAGGGAGACAAATGGCAAAAATATCGAACATTTACAAAGACATTTACAGCTGGGATAACCTTTACAACGCATACAGAGAGGCAGCTCGCGGCAAGTGGTTCAGGGATGACGTGGCGCGCTTTACTGCGCACCTCGAGGAGAACCTGATCCAGCTTCAGAATGAGCTTATGTGGCACACCTACAAGGTCGGCCGGTACCGCGAGTTCTATGTCTACGAGCCCAAAAAGCGCCTGATCATGGCGCTACAATTCAGGGATCGCGTCGTTCAGTGGGCTATATACCGGCAAATCAATCACATATTTGACAAGCAATTCATTTATGACTCTTATGGCTGCCGGGAGGGCAAGGGAACCCACCGAGCAGCTGACCGCCTTCAATACTGGATGCGGGCAGTCGACAGAAAGCCGGGCGAATGGTATTACCTGAAGCTCGACATCAGCAAATATTTTTACCGTGTAGATCACCGGACACTCATGGACATCCTGCGCCGAAAGATTGACGACGAGGATCTCCTCTGGCTGCTCGGTACGATCATTAACTGCGAACACACGGCCTTCGGCCTGCCGCTGGGCCTGAGCCCTGACGAATGTGACAAGGCTGACAGGCTCATGGAGGTCGGGATGCCGATCGGCAACCTGACGAGCCAACTGTTCGCAAATATCTACCTCAACGAGCTCGACCAATTTGCGAAGCACGAGCTCCGGCTCCGGTATTATATCAGGTACATGGATGACGTGATCATCCTGCACCCCGACAAGAAATATCTGCACGAGGTAAAGGACAGGATCGAGGTATTCCTCAACGAGGAGCTCAGACTTCACCTGAACAACAAGACGGCCATCCGGAAAGTAAAGACCGGCATCGAGTTCGTCGGCTTCAGGATATTTCCGACGCATCGGAAATACAAGAAGAAATCGCTGCGCAAGCTCATGAGCCGCCTCAAATATGTGGCCAAGGAGTACGCAGCTGGCCGCATGAGCCTCGAGAAGGTAAATGCCACAGTCCAGTCCTATTATGGAGCCATGCAGCACTTCAACAGCTACGGCCTGCGCCGTAAATTGTCACAAACTGTGGTGTTCAAAAGAACAACACCAGAAATGGAGGGATCCGACGATGCACAAAACTGAAGGAGGTGGCAGCCTATGGCCGACATAAGCACAGTCATCGCGGTCGTGGGCTGCGCTCTATCTCTCGCCGGCTTCTACATAGGCCGAGCGACAGCTCACAGAACCGAGGGAAAGGAGGCCGGCAGTATGGCGACTGACTTGAAATACATCAAGGAAAGCGTCGAACGTATCGAGACACGCCTGAACGATGACGTCAAGCGCCTCGAGGGCAGGATCGACGAGCTCAGCAACCAGCTGGTCACTATTGCAGGAACAGCAGCCAAGGGCTACGAGTCCGCGAAGATGGAACACAACCGGCTCAACGAGCACCTCGAAAGAGACCACGGGCAAACCGTTGTCAGGACACGAAGTTCATCAAACGATTAAAAGGAGCAAATGAGAATGATCGACATTACCCCAATAGTCAACGCGGTGATCGCTATCATCGCAGCAGTGGCCACGGCCTTTTTGGTTCCGTGGATCAAAAGCAAGACCACAGAGCAACAGCGCAAAGAGATCGGCGCATGGGTGAAGATCGCAGTCGCAGCAGCCGAGCAGCTCTACAAGGGCGCAGGCCGTGGAGCTGAGAAAAAGGCATACGTCCTCGAGTTCCTGAAGAAAAACGGCTTCACCATCGACATGGATGCCATTGACGCCATGATCGAGGCGGCCGTTCAGCAGCTCAACAGTGAGGTCGGCCTTATTATTGAGTAACGGAGGCGAACGACATGAGCAGGAAGCGCAAAGGCGCAAGGAAAAAGAAGATTGAGTTCTCCAAGGTCATATTCGTCGGAATATCAGCGGTCACCATATCGGTGGCCGTTTTTGCTTGCGTTATGATCTGGAGAACCGGGGATCTCTCCCCTCTGGCCTACCTGATCCCCTCTGTATTTGCAGAGCTGGCGACAGCCACCGGCTTCTATTACCGGAAGGCACAGAAGGAAAACGAGATCAAGCTCCCAAAGTATATAGAGAACCAGAGCATGGCCAGCAGTGAGGAGCCAAGTGACGAAATCATCCAATGAGAGGAGGAATAGCCATGGATGAAATCAAGTACACAGAGGAAAAGGATTTAACCCCTGAAGCCCTCGATGAATTATCGAACGGGAAAGGAGACGATGACGATGAGTAACAGCCCGTTAGTCAGTTATACCAAAATATCACCTAATCGGACGAGCCCAAGGAAACACGCGATCGACACCATAACGATCCATTGTGTCGTCGGCCAGTGTTCAGTCGAGACGCTCGGCAATATATTCGCATCGCCAAGCCGCCAAGCCAGCTCCAACTATGGCATAGGCCCCGACGGCCGGATCGGGATGTATGTCGAGGAGAAGGATCGCTCATGGTGTACCTCCTCCAGCTCCAACGATAACCGGGCGATCACGATCGAGGTGGCCAGCGATACAACCCACCCCTATGCAGTCACAGACAAGGCTCTTGCTGCATTGATCGAGCTCTGCGCTGACATATGCAAGAGGAACGGGATCAAGAAGCTCCTCTGGAAGGGTGACAAGAGCCTGATCGGTCAGGTCGACAAGCAGAACATGACCGTCCACCGCTGGTTCGCAAACAAGTCATGTCCCGGCGATTATCTGTACGAAAGGCACGGATATATTGCGGACGAGGTAAACAAAAGACTCGGGGCAGCTGCTTCGCCTTCCACAGGATCCGGCACTCTGTACTATGTGCAGACCGGAGCCTTCGGGAATAAAGCAAACGCTGACGCGCAGCTCGCGAAAGTAAAAGCCGCCGGCTTCGACGCTATCATGAAGCAGTCCGGGAACCTTTACCGGGTGCAAGTCGGGGCATATTCTCAGAAAGCAAACGCCGACGCCATGGCCGCAAAGCTAAAGGCTGCCGGCTTCGACACCTATGTCACAACAACCGGCGGCACTCAGGTGGCTGCTGGAACCGCACCAGCACCGGCCAAGAAGATCGAGGTCGGCAGCAAGGTCAAGATCAAGAGCAGCGCCACCAATTACAGTACCGGCCAGAAGATCCCCGACTGGGTGAAGGCCAATACCTACACCGTGCAGCAGCTCGGAACAGGCAAGGCTCTCCTGAAGGAGATCGTCAGCTGGGTGAATACTTCAGACCTGACGCTCGTCTAATAACAACACACAAAAACCCGCTCTCCGGATGTCCTCCGAAGGACGGGCTTTTTTATTTTTATATCGCGCCAGCTCTATGCTGCCGGCAGCTTAATAACTAACACGAACACTGACTCCAAGACATAGATCTGCGTGTTCGAGTACGCGTTCTTTGGTGGAGCAAAGGACGCCAAAGTCGAACACTCTGGAGCCCCTGATTTATCGCAGTTTTCAACGATCGACCTCGTGACTGTACTCTGCGGCCCGGTGTAATTATATGCGATCCTGATCTCGTCATCGTACAGGTAGACAGCATTGACAAAAGCGTCGATGACTGTCCTCTGGTAGTCCTCGTCTGTATAGTCGCCGCCCCGGAACTTCTCAAGCCAGAAAATGACCTGATCCCTCTCGATGCGCGGCTTCTTTATTTGCTCTCTGGATATTCCAACAATGAGATCATCCCTCTGAGCTTCCAACTCCATGAGCCTCTCCTTCGTGGTCGGAGTGATGATCCCCTGCTCGATGGCCGCCATAATATTCCGGATGGCCCTCTCTGTCTCTTTAAGCTGTTGCTCCATGGAATAGAGGACGGTATTCGTCAGCTCGCGCTCCTGAAGGGCCATAACAGCGTCGGCGATCTTCTCGATGACGTCATCCTGAAGAACCTGCTGCACAGTCTCGCGGACAACCAGCTCCTCGATCCACTTCTTTTTTACCGCCTTCTTATCGCATACGCGGCGGCGCTTGTTATTATTGCATTTATAGTAATAGTATACCGTGCCATGCCTGCCGGTTCCGCTCTCTCCGATCATGTTACCGCCACACCTGCCGCAGAACAGCTTCGTCGTCAGCAGGTAGTCCACTTCAGTCCGGGCCATGGCCGGGGCCTTTTTTGTTTTCTCTATCATGGCTTGAACCTCCTCAAAGAGCGCCCGGTCAATAATAGCAGGCACACCGCCCTCAATGCGGATGTCGCGGTATTGATAGACGCCGATATACTTCTCATTTCTAAGCATTTTCCTGAGACTGTTCTTGTTGAATGGATTGCCTCTGGAAGTCTTGAGCCCTCTCTCGTTCATTAAGTTTATGATCTGCGTGACATTCATGCCGCTGGCATAAAGCTCGAAAATCTCCTTGACGATCGGAGCGGTGGCGGGATCTATCTCGAAGCGCTGATCAGCTCCGACTCTATAACCGAGGGCTATGCCGCCGCCGTTCACTTTACACTTGAGAGCATTATCCTCCAGTCCTCCGATGATGTCCTGCCTCAAGTTCTCGGAATAATATTCAGCATACCCCTCAAGCATTGACTCGAGGAGGATGCCTTCAGGGCCGTCCGGGATCGTCTCCTTTGCATAGACAACCCGGACGCCGTTCTTTTTAAGTCTCGCCTTATACATGGCCGCATCGTATCGGTTACGAGCGAACCTGTTCACCTTATAGGTGATCACAACCTGAAACTTCCCCTTTGCGCTGTCTCTGATCATGCGCTGGAAGTCTGGCCTCTTGTCTGTCTTTCCAGTGAGAGCTCTGTCACAGTATTCCCCGATGACAAGCATCCCATTGCGCTCGGCAAACTCGTGGCACTCGCGCAGCTGTACCTCGATCGACTCCTCGCGCTGATTATGTGATGAATAACGTGCATATATGACAGCCTTCACGGTGCCACCTCCTTCACTTCTTTATTGGCAGTTTTTGAGCGTCCCAAAACCATCCGAGAGCGATGGTTATTGTGTCAGCGATCCAGCCTATACCAAACACGCCAGCGGAAAGAGCCCACAGCAGTCCGGTTCCTTTTTTACCTACATAGAAACGATGGACGCCGAAATAACCGAGGAATATGCAGAGCAGCAGCGTAACCGTCTTGCTTTTTGGAGACACGGCTGCCGGATCCCTCTCTATGTATTGATCAGACGTATGGCCAGCGTCTCCGGATGTCTGCCGTGAGCTGCTGGACGATGAATAAGAAATACCAGATCCCGGGATGCCGACGGTCGTCGTCCTTCTCCCGGTGGTGCTGATCGTGTGCTTCAACCCTCTCAGGCCGAATGATACACTTGCGCTCTTTGCGTTAAGATTAAGCCTAACGCCGGGTAAAATCTTCATGCTTTTTCTGAACCTGAAACCCATATTTTGATACACTCCTTTCCCTCCCATGCGGGAGGCTTTTTTATTTTGAAGAAACGGGCGGCTTGCGTGTGAAATCATAATAAATTATATTACCGACTCGTTTTTTGACGCCCCTTTATAAGCAAGGAGAACGGCCTTAGCGGCTGCCCTTCCTTCGGGCATCGCATCACGCCATAACCTTATAAGCTCCGACTCCTCGGCAGATAAGCCGGCAATACGAGCGGGCACTTCCTCTATTTTTTGAACAACGGGCCTGCCATATAGCTCCTCGACAGTCACACCAAAGTATTCAGCTATCGCCAGAACCTTATCCACACCAATCCGCATTTCGTCGACATTCCCGTTGATGATGCTGTCCATCGTTGAATAGCTGATCCCGATGGATGACGCCAACGTGCCCAGCTTCATGCCGCGCGCGTTAAGCAGTTTTTTTACGTTTTCTTTGAACATTCCAGCACCTCCTTGCTTGTTCAATTTTAACATTAAGCGAGCTCTTATTCAAGAATTATTACCGATTTATCGGAATTTATTCAAAAAAGGGCTTGCTTTTTTCCGAAATATCGTTATAATTTTAGATAAGTTCCGATGTACACGAGAGCCAAGTGTTCTGCATTTCGCAAGCCGCCGAGGGAGGGGCGTGGCGGCTTGCGACAAAATATCACCTATCCCGCCGCTCCGTGCTTAGCTGTCTACGCGGGCCGGGAGGCATCGAGCGGGCAAGCACTGACGGTGGGACGGTGGGCACAAAAAATAAATCGGAAGAATAAAAACCAAGAAAGGAGTAAGAAAATGGCATATCCTAATTTGATCGCTGAGATGAAACGTCAAGGTATTACACCAAAAGACATCGCGGAGGTGGTGAACAAATCACCCGACACGATCAACAACTGGCTCAAAGGAAAGGGCGAGTTCCCGATCAGCAAAGCCTTCGCAGTGCAAGAGAAGTTTTTCCCCACTTTCCCGATCTCTTACTTATTCAGTCAGAAACCAATTACCCCATCGGTCGCCGAAAAGTCGGCAGACTAATACATACGAAAGGAGCAAGGAGGATGCCATGATCCCGCTTGAATACGTCAAGACAGACCGAAACGGCACCAAGTATTTCAATGACTGGACATGCCCGCGCTGCGGCGGTGCCGGGGAGGCTCAAAAGTGGGAATACACCGGGAAGATCTGCTGGGGCTGCGGAGGAACCGGCCGCCGGCCGAAGCCGCTGGTCGTCAAAAAGTACACGCCGGAATACGCGGCGAAGCTCGAAGAACGCCGGAAGGCGCGGGAAGCCAAGAGGCTCGCGGAAAACCCTCCTCCCTCGCAGGACGAGCTCCAGAGAATGGCCGACGAGGCCCGGCGGAACGTCTGGGAGAGCGAAGGATTCAACAGGGACGGCACCGGCTACCTGCACACCGGGGAAACATACAAGAACCGGAGCAAACTGCAAGCGCGCCGCGGGCGCTGGAACTCATTCCTCCGCGGGTACGTTATCCCGGAGAGAGTCGAAGGACTCAGAGGTGTCAGGATCACAGAGATCCGCGCGCAGGACTTCTGCAACATAAACGGGTACATCGACATCGACAAGGCCCTCGCCTTCATAGAAGGCCACAAAAACTAAGATGGACAACCTGCTGGCAACCTTACAGGCTGCCGGGGCAATATGAAGGCCCGATGCGTGGGATGCGGAAAGACGTGGAACGTGAGCATCTTCGCGCAGATACCAAAAACCGGCTATATATGCCCCCACTGCTATTCAAAGCGAAAGGAGGCGCAACGATGCACCAATACATATGCGAACACTGCAACGCACACCTCGATCCGGGCGAGCGCTGCGACTGCCAAAAAGTCGAGATAATACCCGACAAGATCCCGGAAACCGTAACCGACAGAC